AGTGGAACATCTTCGATTTTTTGAAACTCTTCTAAGCTATTTCTGTATCCTGGAATTTTTTCATTTAATATATTTTTAGCTTCTTGAAACTGTTTCCAATCAAATTTGTCTTTAAATAAATCCCTAACAACTAAAAAAGAATCGGCTGGTGTTATATTATCATATAAAAACTCTGCTAAATCTTGTGTAGTTTCACCCTTAAAATTTTTAACTTTTGTTTCAAGTTGTTTTGAAGGAGGATGTATAATATATTCTACTTCAAAAGGTGTCATACCTTGATTTGCCAATAGGGTTCTTGCTTCTTGATCTAAACCTAAATCTACTAAATCTTTAATATTTGGCCTGAATCGTTTTAATGCACCTTCTCTCGTGATTCTTCCTTCAATGTAATCTTGTATGGGCAAATCTTGCGCAATTTTTCCTTGTCCTGGTATGTTTGTCAAAGGTTTAGTGAAAAATCCAGGTATAAATTGACTTTCTATTGCGCTTTTCTTTCTTTGGTACTCATCGTAATTTCGTTTTGTTTTTAAAAAAATTGCGTTTTTGTCAATAGTTCCAGTTTCATCTGATACTTTAGTTGCAAGTTTTGAGAAAATTGATAAATCAGCCTCTGGTATTCCTCTTGCTCTTGCAAGATCGTTAAATTTATCTTGCTCAATTTCTCTATTTGTTTGTTGCTGTGTTACAGCAGTTAAAGCAGTATCAAAAGTATAACGATTAGGATATTTCATCGCTAAATTTTGGGCTTGTGTTTCTAACTCTAAAGGACTCAGTAACGGAGCAAATAAACCACCTTTTGGTTGAATTTCAGATATAAATTTTGACTCATCAATAGAAGGAACTTTAGTTTGCTCATATTGTTTAATAGCTTGTTCAAAAGGTACCTTTTTTTGAGGTATTTGAGGTTGTGTTGGACTAATTGCAGGTTGTTGCATTTGCTTAATTGTTTGATCAGCTACTGCACCGCCAATACCAGCAACACCGGGAACGCCAGCAACACCGGGAACACCGGGAACGCCAGCAACACCGGCAGCTCTTTCACCGGGTCCTCTTTCTGCGGCAGCTTGTTGACTTGAAACCATCTCAAACAATGGCCCTAAGTATTTTTCAGATCCTGGTATACCTGCACCAGCTTCCATTAGAGCAAGATATTTATCAGTAAGAGAAGTTTTAGGGTCTTTAAGAACTGCCCCAGCTTTATTCAAAGCATTTTGCAGCAAGTTTCTTTGATATTGTATTTGCCCTGCTTGCTGTATACCTTGCTGTAAACCTTGACCAAGGGCTTGCCCTAGTTGGCCCCCTAAACTATATCCTGGTGGTAAAATTGTAACCATATATGTTCTCCTATTGCATACCAAATAATCTGTTACCTAAACCGCCAAAATAGTTTTGAGCTGCACCACCAAAACCAAGTCCTGCACCTGCTCCAAAACCGCCAAGCAATCCTCCAAATAAATTACCTAATAATCCTGGCTGCCCGGGGCTATAAGTAGGAGCAAAAGCTCTTGTACCAAGTCCAAGCCCTGCAAGAGTATTATATTGGCCTAGAGCTTGTTGCAATGCATTTTGCTGCAATCCTGCACCCATACTTGCAAGGCTTTCTTGTAACCCTGCGCCAGCAGCACCTAGACCTTGACCAAAACCAGAAGAGCTTAAAGCTCCACCTCTTCCGCCTAACCCTGCAAATCTTTCTGCTAATTGCGGAACTGTTTGCTCTTGAAATTGCCTCATATATGGAGCTGCAAAAGCGTTGTAAACATCGCTGCCACCCCCAAGTAAATCCGCAAGCCTTGATTGTGCCATTCCGTAAGCACCCGATGGAGCGGCCATTCCACCCAGTTGGCCTAAAATTTGATTTAATGATTGTTTTTGTTGTTCTGTAAGAATATCTTGTCTACCCATTCTTGGGGATTGACCAAAGATTTGATCGAAAATACCTGGCATAATTACCTCTTTTTAGGTAAATGTTGCTCTATGAATCACGCAAAATCAAGTTTCTTTTGTATATTCTAGAACAATTTGGCTACGTGTATAACCACTGTAATTAATTGCGGTAGTAAGTGAGACGTTTGTAGCGTCAACATCAAGTTTAATATTTTCATTTAAAGTTGGGGATGATCTATCTAAACTTATTGCCAATATACTCACAGGGTCAAAAGCAGCTCCGTATATACGTACAAATCGGAAGTTAGCATCTATTGTTATGCCATGGGCTACAGATTTAAGACCAGCATTCGGTAAAGCTCCAAAATCTATAACCTTTCTATAAGTAGGCACAAATTTATTTGGCGTTGACGTAAAGTACTGCATAAAAGCGTTAGTTTCTATAAGAGGAAAGAGACCGCCTTCTTTACTGTTCACACTATTAGCTATGCGTTTATAAAGTAACGAAAATACCTCAAGAAAGCGGTCAAAGTCTCTTGGTGATTCAAAGCTTATTGGAAGCTGATTTGCTAGTAATGAAGGATCAGAAGAAAAGCTCATAATTAATTAGAATACTTGTCTACCTCCGCGCCTACACCATAACACGACAGCGTTTAATATAAAGCTATTTTCATGAGTAATTTGAGTGTTCATCAAATCATTGTCATAAGTAAATATTACATTGAAAAACTGGCCCGATAATGTAGCATAAAATCTATGCCAAGCATATTGAGAGGCAGGAACAAAAAAGGGGGCTGGCGTCGTTGTCTCTAATTCTTTTTGCCCAACAAGTAAGTTGCCAATTGCTGCTGGCGATGAATTTAGGTTTATAACTATACTAAAGGCAACATCTGATCCCGATTCTCCATCAGGTACATCTGTAAGGAAATCAAAGTAGCTAGCTTTTGTTTGTCGGCCTGATTCTAGAAAAGGGTTAAAGTCTTTTGTTTGTGCAAACATTTTCGGATATACAGCGAAATTACCCCCTCCTACATAAACTATACTAGCCGATGTTGTAGGCGTTGCAGGTGGTACAAACAAAGCTTGGTTATTTTCATATGCTTGAGTTGTAAAATTCCATTCAGATATTTCAAAAGTATTCGTTGTTACGTTGCCTATAGCAAACAAACGATCATTTAAGTTTGTTGATACTACTACTGGAGGGCTAACAGATGTATTAATAAATTGTAAATTAGCAAAAGATATGATTGTGTTGTTTTCCAAATTGTGGTTAGCAGATGTTACAAGTATAGGCGTTACGCTTGTATCGATAGAATCAACGCTTAAAGAAACATCGTCAGGGGTTCTATTGCCATATATTAAAATATATCCTTGGGCATTACCTACAGCAATGGAAGGAAATTTAGTTTGAGCGTTGTTATTAGACCACGTGACAGCGTCGTTATCCCAGTATATATCCAAGCTATCCCATGATACAGGGTTTTGAAGCTGATATGTACCGAAACAAGAAACATTGTCATCAAATATGCTGTAAGTATTATTGCGGTAGTTATACACAAGAACACGATTTTGAAAAACTCTATTGCTACCCTGTTGAGGGTATGACCAATAAACCAATTCTTTTTGATAGTCTCTAATGCCATAAACTCTATTTGGGCCATTGTTTATATTTTGTATAGAATCAAAAACAAAGTCAGGTATTGCTAAATCTATTCTTTCCACTTGTGTGGCATTTGAAGCAATAATAGCTTTATCTCCAACGGATAAAACCCTATCATTGAATAGTACAGGTGAGAAAGTACTTTCGCAACCAAAATCCGCACTAACACGTTCCCAAATAAATGGTAAACCGTATTCGCCCAAGTATCTTAATTGCCATGTAGTTTGCTCAAAATAAACTATGAGAGTATTTTGTATATATCCAATACCGATAATTTCTTCATTTGTAGGAGCATCGATGAAACCACCTTTTCCAAACTGATCTGAACGCCAAGAGTCTACTGCAACAGGGTTTCCTATTTGAGAAAATCTACATCTGTTGAAAAAGTTTGTAGATGCGCCAGGGCCTGCTGCAAGTGTGCCCTCATAAGTATTTAAAGCAAGAAGTCGACCATAATAAGAAACAAGTATTCTAGCTGAAAACATGTGATAATCAGTGCCTGCAAGGTTGTACACTATGGGCAAAAAGTCTGTCCACGTGTTACCGTCCGTGTATCTCATAGGATTTGCTAAACTTGGCTGAAAGTTTGTTTCAAAGAACAATCTAATGCTTTGTGAAGCCCCTGTATAGTTTTCAGTGTAGAAGAAATTAAAGTTTGTGCTATTCCACGCGGTTCCCGGGATCCATTCGTTGAAAAGACCACCTGTGAATATGTAGGCATATCTTGTATCAAAAAATATCGTTTGTTCGTCGTTAACACCAGGGATTTCCCTTTCTCTTATGCCCATTACAGGCAATCCAGGGTAATATGAGTAGCTCAAAACTACTGCAAAAGGGCCACCAACAAAATTATTAACGATGCTTACCGCGCCTGTTGAATAGTTTATTGTTCCATAGTTGTTTGCATCACTTGTTATTAATCCGTTTCCATTGTCAGTGTAAGTTTTAGTTGTTGGGCCAATTGGGTCCGTTATTGTAAATGATACGCTTCCGGGCACTAATTGCGCATTTGGTTCAGTTGCGCTAAGGCTTCTATTTGATACAAAAAAACCGCCTGAAACGTATACGCCAAATGCAGTCGCATCAGCTCCGATTGTAAAATTGTAATCATCTACAACGGTTATCGTCCAAAATGGCGTAACAGTTGTGTTGTTATATCCTGTAGCACCTACAACACCCTGTATTACTACTTGGTCAGTGTTAACTAAATTGTGAGGGTATGTCGTTGTTACTTGACCAGGGTTAGCATTATTAGTTGTAGCTATATACCCGACAACTGTTTTTAAATTAAAAGACCATGTGGTTGCGGTTGCTTCAAAATAGTTTATGTTCGTAAAATTGCGCCTTAATCTTCCTAAAAGCTGATTCCCATATCTTTTTTCTAATCTACCCCTAAAGATAAAGGCATTTTCTAACGATTGAAAAGCATCATTTTCAAGCAAGAAAGGCTTGTTGTATTTTACAAGTCCACCCTTATCGTAGCCAAAAACATTTATAGGAACCAAACCAGACATTATATCCCTATAGCAATATAATAAACTGTTCTGTTTGTTGCGCCTGCGCTTGTTCTAACGAC